CCCATCTTCGTGCTGTGGCTATTACCACGAGTGGTATTCTTTGTCCCGCGAGTACGCTGCGTCTGGGTGTTCGGGATATTATTAGGGTAGCCGTTGTTTCCGTAACCTTCTCTTGGCTTGGCGTAAACAGCCGCGTGGCCCACTTCATTCCCGCCCATTTTCATACTGTGCTTAGACTTTGCCATTACCGCCCCCGGCTCTTATAAGTGAAAGAAGGTTTCTTCTGGTTAGCCACTTTAGCCAGACCGCGACCCAACTTCTTCATCTGTTCGTTGGTTTTGCCACCTTTTGCATAACCTTTGTGCATTTTTTTCACATGTTTACCTACTTCGTCCTTAGCTACAGTAGTAGCAATTTTCTTTATCAGCGGCTTATCTTTCTTTACGTCGTCGTGTTTCATTTTGCAATCCTCAAGTAGTCACAACAGTAACAGTGCCAAGCTCTATATTCAGCACTAAATTATTGGGCGTTAAACCATCGTCATTTGCTCTACTACCCCCAACGGGTGCCCATCCCCACTGGATAATTCTACTACCGCTTGACGGGTTACCGTCATCGTTTAAACCACTCTGCACGTAACTTGTGTCCGGCCTCGGGTTCCGCAGTGCTTGCGGGTCATCCACGGGATACATACCAAGTTGAAGCTGTGGCTGGTCTGGCTCCCAGCACGTAGGGCAGACCAGAATATTCACATTCTTGGTCTTAATGACCAAGGAACGCAGTTCTTTCAACTTATACCTAAAACCACACCTATCGCACTCCGCGATAGCTTTTTTGCCCGACGCAAACCGATTAGGCATACGTCACCTCAGAAAAACATTTGTCTAGGAGCCAGTCGTAACGGGGCCTTTTCACGATCTTCGTCCGCCGCCATTTGCCACTGTTCTTCGTAGGCCATCTTAAGCATCTCCATACGCGGTAGGGCATCAGGGAGCTTAAGAGACAAGTAATATGCCAACCCTGCAATAAGGCAGGGAATAAACCGAAATGGCACATCTTCCGTAGCCGTACCAGTACCGGCGTCTTGAACCCTGCGCAACCGCCAATACACAAAAGTATAGTAACTACTCTGGTCAGGCGCAGGCCACACGTTTATCTGTGGGTAAGCCACAGAAGGCCCCGGGTTCGTAGCCCCCGACTGCCTGTTTATCCAGACCTGTATGGGCCTGCCTTGCGCGTTCTTGTTCGGTATCGTTGCATAAGTATCCACACTAATTCTGGATATGTTTATGTCAACCTGATTCTGCCCAGTGCCAGTACGTATTACTTGGTCTATCAAATCTACCGTGTCCACCGGCAAATCATAAGTAATAGTACCCTGCGTAAGTGCGATAGAACCCTGTTCTATAGTCCACAGGTTGATACCACGGTTGGCCCACTCCATGAACAAAAGATTAAGGCTACGTCTAGCAGTACGGATGTCATAACCGGTACGCAACTCTTTGCCGCAACGCTCAAAAGCTTCTTCGATGATTTCATTGACATCGAGATTAAAAGTTGTTGTACCGGAAGTTGTCATCTGTATTTAGCCGTCTTTTTTGCTATCCGCTCAGGTTGTTTTACAAACTGCTTACCCGCTTTGGAGCCTTCCCGTTTAGCGCGTGTGGTTGCAGCATACTCCGCACGAGTCAAACTTTCACGAGCTTTTTTGGGTAAATACCGCTCTCCAGTAGCCTTGCTACCCTGAGTAGAAGGCTTGCCAGACTTAGTCCCCCAATCCTCCCTAGTCCATTTGGAAAGAGATTTCTGCGCTTCCGTTTTTTCGCCTCTATAACCACCGCCAGACTTCTTGTATTGCTGCGTGGCTAACTGAGCTTTACGAGCAGACCACTGCCCGGGCTTCCCGCCTTTGCCGCCAGCTTTTACGCTGGCAACAACTCTTTTCCATTTGGCTTCGTCAGTACGCGCCATTTACTTGCTACGCATCTTCTTAAAAGTCTGCGCCAACCGAGCGCGTTGGCCCATCTTGCCGGGTTTCTTCGCCGCTGCAGCAAGTTTTTTAGCAGGTATTTTCTGCCCTTCCTTAACGCCTAGAGATTTGCGCAAAGCCCCGGGTTTCTTAACAGCTTCTTGAATCCACTTGGCTTTGCCGCCCTTCTTGTACATCGTAACGTCGTTAGGGTTGTCCTTACGGCGTATAGTTTTTCCAACAGGCATTTTAGAAGACGCTATATCCCCCATCCCCCGACTGTGCATCATATCATTTTACCCCGTGTTCTACCCTTCTTAGCACACCCATCGGCGCGTTTGGAAGCTGAAGATTTAGGTTTGGATTTAACAGCACCGCCCTTGGCCTTATTTGTCTTGGTTGTGGGAGCCTTATTCTCTTCCTCACGGCGTTTCGCATCGTAAGCGCCCATGATTGCTTCAATTTCAGCTGTAGAATACCCCTGCCTCTTAAGTTCCTCTTCAGTTGGGTATCTTGGTTTGTTAGTAGGCATTAGTAAATTTTCCCTCGAGTTCTACCTTTAATAATGCACCCATCGGCGCGTTTGGAAGCTAAAGATTTAACTTTGCCGCCAGACCGATACCCAATAGAACCGCCAGTTTTCTTTTTTAGGGGGGTTTTACCCTTTTTTGGCTTGTCGGGCAACTCCATATCCAGCTCTTCATCGCGTATCCGCGCCGAGTTTTTAACCGGAGCACCTTTCACCCCTTTTAGTAAATTATCTTTTGCATAACTTTCAACGTCAGTAAGCCTACTGAAGGGTTCAGCATCTTTACTCCTATAGTCATGCCCATCTTGATCTACAAGTTTATGTTTACGTTGGTCTATAGGGGCTTTAGTCTTACCAGAGGCACGGTTTTTAAAGTACTGTTCTTCAGTTATCAGTTCATTCCACCCTTCAGGCAACTCCCCATCAGAACCAATACGCTCCCCAGTCCTAGCGTCTACAAGTACAGGTTTCTTTTTATGCGCCATTAGCTGCACTTCCCGCCAGACCGCATTTTCTTGACCTTACCGCCCATAGCCATCTTGACCTGCGTGCCTTTGGTTCCGCCCTGCTCAAGTAGCGGGCCATCAGCCACACGACGATAAGAACCGCTAACTTTTCCGCCTTTCTTCATGCCTTTGGCTTCTTTTTTTTCGTGCTCAATCATAGATTTCGGAGCGCCCTTTTTCTTCATAAATCTAATTTCTTTCTTAACCATAGCTTTTGATTCTTTCATTTCTTTTTCCTCGATTTTGGTTTAGACATACCCGCCTCACTGAGCGCAATGGCTACAGCCTGTTTCGGGTTTTTTACTTTCTGTCCAGACGACGACTTAAGCGAGCCGGACTGAAATTCTTTCATTACCTTACGAACCTTGTTTTTCTTGGGCATCGGTTTACCCCCGGCATCCGCAGACTTCCCGCCCAAGCCAGTTACACCAAATTTCTTCATATCAACTCCAGTTTTTGCCTTTCCGTAATTCGTCAATTTTGAATTCGAGCCTTTCAATGCCCGCATCAAAACGCTCCATAATTTTTTCCATATCGTCTCGGACTTCTTTACGGGTGATATGCTCACGAGCTATTTCCTCCCGAGTGCGGTTAAGTAAAATGGCCAACCTGTTTAACTCTTCAAACTTATCTCTAAGTAAAAATCCCATAACGGCCACCACCAAAGAAAGTATTATGTTCCAAAGCGTCATTTCCATATTAACAATTCCATGCTCTCAGGCTCTTGTTTATACGGCTGTTGGGGTCAGAAGCAGTTTTTTTACTCGTCAGCTTCTTCTTCATACCTTTCATTCTGGCGCAGAATGAATCTCGACGTGAACCACCTTCAGGCTGCGGGCGTTTCAATCCCGGCTTACCCGGGTTGGCTTTATTGTAAGACGCCCTACCTTTGGCGTTTAAACCGCCTTTCGGGTTTTTACCTTCTTTTCGTTGCCACGCGGGAGTTTTAGCCATTTAAGCCACCTTTGAATTATTGACTGCTACCATTGGGTAGAGGATGTCCTTACCAAAATCCCCCATGTACTCCTGCACACCCATGTGCCCAAGCTTGATGGTCGGGTCTACCCACACTTCATACCCAAGCTCCCGCGCACGGTCACAGAACAAGAAATCTTCACCAATGTACCCCTCTTCAGCCAACTTGAAGTCAAACAAGCACGGTACAGTCCTTTCGGAGCGTACATCATAGTAAGTCCAGTCAGGATGGGCAGCAATAAGTCCTTCAAATACCTCCCGTTTTACCATCATAAATGCAGTGGCCACACGTTCAGCTTTTACCAAACCCATGGAATCCATGGTTATCTGGTTATTGGAATCTTGCGAAAGGCGCGTAATGTATACTGGGTCCGTACTGCGTACACGTGGAACCCCGGCAACAATATCCCGATGGGGCTCTGAGGTCCATGCCATCAATCTAAGTACGTCTTCGGGGGCAAAATTAATATCGGAATCTATAAAAAGCAGGTCGGTACAGGGGGACTCAATAAGGTCTTGAACCAGAAGATTGCGTGCACGGGAGACAACCGAACATCCACACACGCTCCCTATTTGAACATCTATGCCATGTTGCGGCGCAACTTGGGTAAACCGAGCAAGTGATACGGCTAACTTCAATGACACTTTAAAATCATAAGCCGGTATAGCTATGAAGAGACTTCTACCGGCTAATGTGTACCCTTTTTGGTTCTGCATATATCACCCGTACATAGCAGTGACAGAGGACGCGCCGTTTATATCAAGGTATAGCCCATTTTCAGCCAAAATACCTTCCCCCGGGATAATTACATTATGAGAACCAACAACATCTGTATTAACAGTGATAATCACACTTCCCGACGCAGCAGAGGCATTATCATAAATTACCAAAGCGGTGCCAGCAGTTTCGACTGTTATATATAAACTTTTCAGCCGGGTTCTATAAGCAACCAAAACGCCATCATCATCAAGATAGCTTGATTTTACATCGTATTGCATACCCATCTCGTTTCTCCAGTAAATAAGGGGGCGGAACCCCGCCCCCGGTTATAAATTGTTACTGGTCAGCGAAAGCAGGTGCAGTAGCCCCCGTCACAGAACCGTATATATACCAGTTCGTGTCGTCTTTTGCGATAACAGTGATATTGGTTGCTCCCGGAACATTAACCTGCAACTTGCTGTTTGAGTTTCCGTCTGGGTATATAACCGAGCAACCCGGTGCCGTGTCGATAAACACTACGTTACCAATAAAGTAATTAGTGTCTGACCCGGTGTCTATAATGAAATCATGCCCATCCGCAGCAAGACCGCTGTAAACGAACTGGAAACACAACCCGGCGACAGGGGCAGGGAGCGTATAAGTGCGGTCAGCCGTTACATCGGGCGTAAAATTAACCCTACCGGCATTAGCAGCGGCAGTAAGGGTGGTATTCGCATCCGTCAACGCAACCGGAGCAGCAACGACGCCAGATATACCAAACGCAGGGCCGGTAGTAACGGTTCCGGTGCTAGAATTGATCGTGATACTTTCAAACCCGTTTTCAGACCGAACCGGGCCATTGAAGGTGGTATTAGCCATTTAATTTTCCTCGTGTAGTAGCACATTTCCCATACCGTCTCTACTACGTCTGCCAAGCCAGTCGGTATGAGTATTAATCTTGGTGTTGTTTCGTTATAGCACCAGCATATTACCAAGTCAATAAAAAAATAAGGGGGCCGAAGCCCCCTTACAAACCTATGTGGTAATGGTTTTAAGCTGCGCCTTCCGAGCCGTACATGCCCAGCGGGTCAGACCAGCCGAACGAATAACGCTCACGAGCCTTGTACCGCACGTTGCCGGTATCAAAGTCGCCGTCCATTGACGTGGCCATCGGGGTTCTTACAAAGTGCTTCAACCCATTCGGAACGTCCGTCTTGAGGAACCATGCGTCAGTATCGGTCAAGAAATGGTTAACGGTGTAGCCTTCCGGAATTGACCCGTTGCTCTTGATAGCATTGATGTCGTTATCCGCAGTGCTTACACGCAGCTCAGTTTCCAGCAGGCGGGTAGCCACGAACATCAGAGACGGCGGGACAACCAGCTTACGGGGTTTAGCCGCAATCAACAGCCCACGCTCATCCGTCCAACCCGCAATCTGAATGACCGCCGCTTCAAGTGACGTTTCATTCAAGTCTGCCGCAGTAGACGGGATGTTCGAGTTTACACCACCTGAAACCAGCGGATGCGAAGCACTGAACAGGGGCTGACCATCACCACCCTTATAATCGGTATCAAAACCGTTGTTCAGAACCGCCGCAGCCTTGGTCTGCTTGGTGTACGCCATAGCACGAGCCAACGCCTTGGTATACCGGGACGACAGTGAATCGTACAGGTTGTCCTCAATGGCCTCTTCAGTCAAAGAGAAACCAAGGGCAATTGTTTCGTGGTTATAACGGGAAGTGAAGACTTCCTGCGCGTTATCATAAGCAATCGCAGCGCCTTCGTTCTTTACCGGAGCGGCAGAGAATCCAGACAGCTTCGTTTCTTCTTCAAACGAACGTTCAGAAGTTTCAGTTTCATAAACCTCCTTGTGCTCTTCGCCGTAACGGGCATATTCCAGACCGTACAGGGCGTTAAGACCCGGGAGAAGTTCTTTCAGTAATTGTGCGCGTGAAATAGCCATTTATATGCTCCTTATACGCCAAGCGGGTTGAGGTACTGGTGACCACCAGCCCACGTAATCGTATTGGGGGCACCTTCAGCCAGCGTAAAATACGGGCTGTTCCACTTTACGATAACCTCGGTATACGAACCCGGGCTACCTGCAATAGCAGTATCAGGCACAACATCAACAATACGAATCGGGAAAGATATAGTAGTTCCGGTAGCATCATCAATACCAACCTTGGAATTACCTGTAATCGTAGAACCCGTGTTCTGTGCCAGAACCGCGTTATTACCAACTGCAGTACGGTTTACATAAGTAACCGAAGTAGAGTTGTAATCCGCGACAACAGCAACCTTGAACAACGCATCCGGGTCATCAAGAACATACGCTTTGATGTCCGAAGCAGTTACGCTGCCCGGGTAGTACTGACGAAAAGTAAGTCCATAGGTGGCGTCCGTGTAGGTACAACCAAGGAACACACCAACGGGGGTAGCAGTATTCGTACCGGTATCTTTCTGCAGCACGCCATCGCTGTCCAGCTTAACTACGTCACCATAATAAATGGCAGTAGTTGCACCAGACGGAATCGGCATGAGGCGAGTAGAACCAGCAAAAACCTGCCCGCCGATTAAATTAATCGGTATAAGTCCATACGGGACTGTAACGGAAGGATATGCCATTTTAATCTCCTAGTTTAATTGCCTTTACCAAAAGTTACCGTGGACTTACGCTCTTTAAAAAGCGGCATCCTCGGGTCATTTTCTCTCATCAGGTTGTTATCTACAGATTCTATCTGAGCCTTGTTTTGCGCGGAAAAATGCTTTCTACGCTGGTCCATAAACTCTTTCGGAATCTTGCAAAGTAACAAGCCCGCAACTTCGATGTTGTCTTTGAACCTGCTGTTCGGGTCCACCAACATCCGGAACTTGGGCTGCTCTTCAATTCGGACGGGTTCCCAACCTTCTCTAAACTTAGAAGAGATATTGCGTGGGTCAGCTTGCCCAAAAGAAGATACACGTATCCATCGGTAAGCGTATCCGGGTTGTTTATCCGGTTCTGGGAGCGTTGATGCTGGCTGCCAGCTCTTCGGGCGTTCCGCCGTATTTCGAGTATCAAGTTCGCGTGCAAGTTTATTATCTGCCATTTTGGTTCTCCAATTTCATAACTTCTTTAGCGTACTGTTCAGGGGTTAATCCAAGTTTTTTCGCAATATTAACTTGCGATTGCTTTAGCACAATTTTCTTGGGAGCCGTGCTTCTGGACGCCGGAGCAACCACATTGGCGGATTTGGATATGGTGCGCGTAGCAGGCTTGCCGCCCCTGCTCGTCGTTGAATCTGCTTCATCGCCCCATTCATACTCTGGAAAGCGTTTCCGCATGGTTTCGTCGATGTCTTGCCAATACTCCTCAGTTCCTATGAACTTGGCCCCGTACTTGTTCTCTAGCTTCTGGTGATGCCCTAACGCCAAAGCAGTCATGTCTGCATAATCAGGGTCGCCCCACCACTTATTGCGCTCTTGCCACGCAACGGTTTTTGGGTCCACCTTCGGGGCTGAAGGAGTATTGACAACTTCAGTTGCATCTACAGTAACCTCATTTTCAGGCTCTTGTAAAGCACTATTAAAGGATTTTGTCTTTTCAAAGTTCATTTGAGCCGCAGTCAAAGCCTGCTGCGCTTCCAAAACCCTGTCAGAATCCCCGGATTCATAGGCTTCTTTATATACCTTTTTAGCCGCATCCAGTTGCAGTTCCACAGCGTGCTTATACGTGTCCACAAGGGTTTTTTCGCCTTTAGACAACGTATTCTTAAGCTTGTTGTTTTCTTGCAACACTCTCTTGGCTAACTCAATAGCCTCATTTTGCTCACGCAGCGCACGTTCTTTTTCCCGTCGCTCGTCGTGCCAAACCTTTTTCATTTGCTTAAGACGTATTTTTACCTTCTCGGAGTATTCCTCTAAGTCGTCTTTCTCCAGCTCATCCACCAATTCTTTCGGCATGGGGTTGCGGTTTTTATCATCTGGCGGAGTATCGTCTTCTACTTCAATTTGGTCTTTGAGGTTTTCTGCCCCTTCAACCTCGTACTCAAACTTGTCATCTTTTTCAATAGTCATAATCAGCTCCATTAGGCTCGTGAGATACCACGCGGGTCTTCCACAACAGCTTCTACACAATCGTCGTTAATAAGACGAAAATCTTTTCCGTGTATTTTTACCCGGGTCCCTGCATTGGGGCGGACCAAAACAAAGTCACCCTCTTTACACCAAGGCCCACTCGGGAAACGGCTTGGGTCTTTGTAACAATCAGGGCCTAGCCGTACTACAAACAACACGGTGGTAAGAAGCTCTTCGAAGTGCATTGTCTGCGCGGATTTAGCAATACCACTCTCAAACGTATCGTCTATCTGGGGTATCGCGCATAAAATACGATAACCCGACGGGATAGGGAGCTGCTTTGCTTTTTCCTCTGGAGTCTCTGGCAGCACTGTGGAATCTGCTGGGTTATCAGGGTTCGTACCGATAGCCAGTTCAGTCATCTTGTGCCTCCATCTTTTCTGCGGTTTCTATGATTATGTTTTTGGCTACAAGAAGCCCTCGTATTACTCCGCAAGAAAATTTATAGTCACTAAACTCTTTTGCTTTGCCAAGTGCAACATCCATAACGTGCACTTGACGCTGCTCTTCAAGCTTGTCTGAAAGATATTTCAGTAGGTCTTTACTCATTTAGGTACCTCGTTTTGTGGTGAAACTTGTGTGGCAGACCCTATGCGGTCGGCCTCCTTTGCTGCATCTAGAACCATCCTCATGGCTTCCTGCTGTTGCTTACTTTCCAATGTTGCCCTGTCTGTTGCTATCTTTGCGCCTATTTGCATCCCTGCAATGCGTTCTTGGGAGTTGATACGTTCTTCTTCAAGCTCCAAGCGGTCGGCTTTTTCGGAAGCCTCAACCATGGTTTTCTTTTCTTTAAGCGCCAACTCTCTTTCTTTCAACTCCAGTTCTTTCTGCTGCATCTGAACCAGCGGGTCTTGCGCCATCTGTTGCGCTTGCTGCTGTGCGGCTTCTGCTTGGTTCTTCTGTAGTAACTGCTGCGCTGCCATTGCTGCCAGACGGGAAATCTGAAGTTCTGTTTCTTCATCCATCTTGGCATCAGGAGCCGGGTACGGAACACCCAACTGCTCTTCCAGCTGCTTGCGGTACTCAAAAGCCACGTGCTCTGCAACATGCGCTTGAAGAGTGGCCATCATGGTTTGCGCTTGCGGGTTCTGCCCTAGGATTTGCATTATCTTCGGGTCTTGCATCGCAGACATATGGACTGTGATGTGCGCTTGGTGGTCTTGATACAGGAAGGCTTTCAACGGCTTGTTGTTGAGCACATCCATATTTTCGGAAACAGGGTCTTTTGGCTTCTGGTCGTCCGTACCGACAGGTACCAATTTAGTTATGTTCTTGGCACCCAAAACCTCCAGCATCTGCCTGTGCAAATAGGGCATGTCATATATCTGCGGGGCGGACTGAGCTAGTTGATGAATAGCCTGATACTGCACCACTTTTTGCGCCATCGTAGCGGCGTTCGGGTCAGATACCGGTATAACCTCCACCATGTCGTAGTCCGACCGTTTGGCTTTGGGTGACCCTTCTTCCGGCTCATAAGAATACTCATCAGGCGTGTAGTCCCGAATAATGCCTTTGAGCAACCTGAACTCCTGCCGCATCGCGTAGTGTATCCGTGCCTGAACCGCACTCATGACCTTCAACGTGCGCTCAAGTATTGCAAGCGTGGTACCCACCGGGGCCTGTGCCGACATATCGGACACCTTGAGGTCCGCAGCACTGGCAAACCTTCTGCCTTCTTCCGTTATCGTGTTTAACAACGTATAGAGAACCTGACTCGGCTCCTTATACGGCAATGCCATGATGTTTTCTTTCAGCGTACCCGAGGCTACATCGACATCCCGCCATTCTGCCGGAGATATGGGGGTATCATCTCCTTTGACCCGAAGCCCTTTGGTTTTAAATCCACCGGGCAGATTTGATAACGTACCCGCATCGACCAGTTGCCGAATGATGGACGTACCGGATTTTGCAAAAGCCCCAATGAGGTGTATCAAACCAAACGCATAAAAACCAAAACCGGGTATGTACGGGTAGTGCACAAAATGGTTGCGCTTTAACTTGAGAGGGTCTTCCGGGTCCCAGTTGCGTCGGATAGACAACACGGTAGTCGTGCCTTTTTCAATAGTCACAACATAAGGCAGGGCTACACCGTCTTTTATTTCCTCTTTGGCAAACTTGTCGTCTTCGATAACAATGTTGACGTGCATTTCCAGCAGCTTGAACCGGTCATCTGAAGTAGCGTTAAAGCCCATCTTTTCCGCTATTTTCTTTTCCACCTCATCAAAGGTAGATACCGGGTCACCCAGCTCCACGTCTCTATAAAACCCGGCAACCTGAAGGCGTCTTATCTCATTTGAAGTTTTACGCATCACGTGTGTAACACGCTCTGCTGTCTCCAGACTGGCGGTACCATAGGGCACCACGACATCTTCCGCAGGGACAAACATAGCCACTTGCCTGCCCAACGACGGGTCTATGTATATTTTTTTGAACGCATTACCTGACAACCCAAGACCCCACAGCATCCTTTCATGCTCAGGGCGGTACTCCACCATGCGCTCGGTCAACTGGAAGTTCATATCGTCTTTAACCCGTAACGCGGCATCCCGTTTTTCAGGGGTCTCCTTGCCGATTATCTGGGTCTTGACAGGCCCCGCTGCAGGGAATGTTTCCGCCATGGTTTCAGATTGAAATTTGACCAGTGCTTCACTCAACAGCGGATGGTATACCCCACATGCTCCGGGCCACGGTTCCGTCCGTTCCTCTATCTTCATTCCCAACAAATCAAGCCCGTCTACATAGGTCTGCACCCAGTCTTTGCGGGAGGATACGTCTGCCTCAAACCCTTCCAGTAATTCAGAAGCCAAGGAAGCAAGCGTGTTGTCATCCATATCCTCAGCCATGTTTGCTGAGAACTCATCGTTGTCACTTTCTTTTCTACCGGGGTCCAAGTCCACCACCAAACCCATAGACATATCGGCAGGGGCTTCTATTTCTACTTCCAGTGCGGGAGTGTTTTCACCAGACAACCCGACAAGCCCAAGAGGGGCTTGATTCAATGCTTTATCTATTGCCATTTACGTTTGCTCCTAATAATACCCCTGTTGTCTGTTCGATTTGAAATACTGCTGCTCATCCGGCTCATCCAACGCAGACCGAATGTACCCACCTTTCCTGAATCGCATCAAAGCCAATGATACAGAGTCTACATAGTCATCATGCTCTCCGGCTGGGAAACTGGCGACTTCATCTATGACTTCTTCCGCCCAGCGTGTTTCTGGTGCCCATACTCTACCACTAGCAAACAAATCAGATACAGCATTTAACCTCGAAATCTTGTCATTACCCCTGCTCGGGGTAAATTCCTGCACGGGTATCCCCATTGCCCGCAGCTCGTATATCAGGGGGGCCCCGGACGCCTTCTTCTCAATTATCACCCCGTCCGGCCTCCAGTCCTTGTATTGCTCTATGGCTACCTGCTTTAACCTTGGGAACTCCATTCTTTCCCGAAACGCATTTAGCAAAATGATGTTAGCTTGGGTGACTCCTGCCTCATCTGCTTGGTAAAAGACACCCCATGTGGTCAACGCAGAGTAGTCCGCGCGGTTATGCTTCTCAAAGGCGGTATCCCACGACATCAAAATAAACTCACACGGGGGAGGGGTCTCACGCTCCCATATATGCCACCATTCCCGCTTGATTAGCGCCGCACCTTCGGACACCGGATTTTGCTGGTACTGTGCCTGCCACTTGCTGTTGGGCAGACTTTCCCGTAGGGCAAGCAGTTCTTTTAAGGGCCAAAACTCAGGCCATAATGGTTTTGGCGGGTCTGTGTCGTCAAATAACGCGGGGAACTCAATGACTTCCCAACCCTCTCCTTCCCGCATGGCTTCTGCTTTCAAAACTTGTCCTGTCAGGTCTCTCGCCGCCCATCTAGTCATTACGATTACTATGGACCCCCCGGGTTGCAAACGCTGCCTTGGTCCGGATGTGTACCACTCGTAGGTTTTATCGTAAATATCCGGGTTTATTTCGGCCAGCGTTGCTTCCTGCTCACTATGGGGGTCATCAATGATAAGTACATCTGCGCCTTTTCCCGTAACCGCACCGCCTACACCGATAGCAAAGTATTCGCCCATTTTGTTGGTGTTCCATCGCCCTGCCGCTTTAGAGTCTGTTTGCAACCCTACTCCGGGGAAAATCTTCTGATAGGCTTCAGAATCCACCAAGTTACGCACTTTTCTACCAAACCCCACCGCCAGTTCCGCCGTGTGTGAAGTTTGGATAATTTTTTTATGGGGGTACCTGCCCAAAAACCACGCTGGCAGCAAATAAGACGCAAATTCTGACTTCGTGTGACGTGGGGGCATGTTGATTATCAGCCTTTTGCACTCCCCATTGGCCACCCGTTCAAACGCATCTGCCATTTTTGCATGGTGTCTACCGGATATGAAAGTAGGCCAAACCTGTTTTACAAAATGAAGAAACTTTTCTTGCGCCAACTCCCTGCTTTTTAGCTCTTCCAGCAACTCCAATTCAACCAAAAGCCGCTCTTGTTCCGAAGTGGACAGCATTGGCAGTATGGAAACCACGTCTTTTAACGAGACATCCTGCGGGGTTTTCAGTTTTTTGGCCGGTCTTGGGGTCATACTGAGGTATTTTCTTCAGTTTCTTCCGTATCTTTTTGATTTTCCAGCATTTGTTCTTCCGTTAACGGGTAATCTACCCCGGCAATCCCCAATTCATCGTCCAATGAGGCAGAAAAAGGTGTCACATCAATTACTTTGGCGTTCAACAGGTTACTAATCCGCTCTTTGATGGCCTTTTCGAGCTCTGCCGGGTTCTTGTAGTTAACAGTAAGCTCACTGCGTTCAGTGAAAAGCCCTACATCACTGTGTTTTCCTAGCAATTCCAAGGCTTTTAACTCGTAACGTGGGTCCCCGCAGTTGGCAATCTCCATCAGTTTATGCGTAATTGCGGAGCGTACCGTGGCTACATCCAGTGCAAGTTGTTGGCCGTATGTTTTTAGAAACGCAGATGCTGCAAAGGCGGTGTTTATGTTGGTTAACGCGGAGGTCTTTTTTTCCTTGATGGCAGATTCAATCAAGGCTTTTTGGGTTTCTGTGTCTTCTTCATCCAATTCCAGAGACGCACCAAGGGCTACTTGAAGTTCTGCCGTATTTGCAGCAACAGCAAGCTCATCCAACCAATTGTCTGGTTTATCGGGGGATGTATCGTAAGGGGGTGTGAAGTCCTTGGATGGTTCGAGGTCTATAACGGGCATAGTGTTGAGCTGTTTGTGGCTCCATTGGTTATAATTAAGCATAAGCAAATCAAGCACAAATGTAAAACAAAATATATACCCCCGGGGTACAGGGGACCCATTGGAAAGACAAGGGGGGGGGTTTCGGAATATCGGGATTAACCAGAGTGCGCGGTGGAAACGCAATGGGGGTGGGGGGGTTTGGTTATTGTCTAGTAAATGTCAAATCGTGTGGTGTAATGTGTAAATCAATATACGTATAGAAGCGCGGGTCCCATCTCGCCATCTTGGGGGGTACGGGGTGGGTAGGGTCTGCCCGCTGGTCGTTTTCTTATCTAATAAAACCAGATTTGACAATGTGTAAAACAGGTGTATTATAAACACATGGGGCGACATCCCGTTTCCCCGTACAACAGGAGCTACAAAAATGGCAAACTCAAACAAAATTAAAACCGTACTCACCGGCGCGAACAATGGCGCACTGGAATACATTCCGGAATCGCGTGTCAATGAAGTTGACCTGAAAGCATTAGAGACACATTCGGGCAAATATGAATCGCTGGCGGAAACGCTCGCGCTAAATTGTCTGATTGACAGGATACCGGCAGACTTGCGGGAAATGGCGAAAATCAAAAAAGCGGGGAAAGGGGAGGGATTGATGCGGTACTTGTCAAAAGATGATGCTTCGCATTTACGGCGCATTCTTGAGCACAGCAAAGCCGAACGGATAAGAAAATGGACCGCAAAATGCAAGGCGGCCAAGCGCAACGTGACAATCTCACTGTCCGCGCTCGCGGCGGCGTGCAAAGGTACGACGAACGGAGGCGCCAAAAAACCGGCCAAATGGGATAAGTTCGTGGCGTTCCTTGCGGATAATCCGGCGCAAGTTGGGATTATCGAATCAACCGCAGAACTTGCCCTGTTGTTCGATTATCTTCTTGAAAATGACGCCTTGCCAAAGGAATAAAACCAAGTATCACTTGCCCGGACCGTAACAGGTCCGGGCTTTTTTTTGTCCATCGTTCGCCCGGCCCGTCCGGTTTCCAAAATTTTTTTGATGATAGCGGCATGATAGTGCCGCGTGATAGTGACTGAGGATGCCGATGCCGAAGCCGAGGCCGAAGCGGAAGCCGGTTTTCTTAGCTAAGAAAATGCACCGGGGTGAAAGTTAATCTGCGTAGCAGATTAACCTAATAAATTTTGGCTGTCAACAGGTATTTTTCGGGGGTTGTAAGAAAAATTTTGGCCAAAAATGACATCGACCTAATGTAAGAAAATGTAAATCGTTGATTCACAAAGAAAAAGCGGTAATGTAAGAAAATTTCTTTATTGTAAACTTTAAGTTTGTGTGGTAACTGCATGATTGCAAAGGAAAAAGAGCTAATGTAAGAATGTAAGAAAAAAAAAAGAGTATATGCGGTTTTTTTTCTAAGCACTTTTCTTACGAGTATATATTTAGAGATTGTCTAAAGTGCCTAATAGATATATACTTCTTTTTATTTCTTACATTCTTACAATACAATACAACAACATTAAAAAACACCTATTTTTTGGCTGCAAAATACACCTGCCTATATTGTAAGAAACCGTGTAAGAAAATGATTTTTTTTTCTTACCATCTTACAATAGTCCAAAAATTTTTCTTACACACCTGCATTCGCCCTAATTTTCCTAGACAATCACAATTTCTTACATTACCTTTTTCCTAGACAATCACAATTTCTTACATTACCCCGCTGCCCCTATTTTTCTTACATTACCCCCTGCCGACCTTTTCTTACATTATGATGATTTGACAATGGTAAATAAGTGTGGTATAATGGGTGTGTAGAGTGGGACTGCGGGTAAAGGTTACCTGCATTTTCTTAGATAAGAAAACAACAGGAGCAAGCAACATGAAACGCACAAAGCGACAAATACTGGTGGAACGTGCCTTGACCGAGGATAGCCGCTATTTATGTGGTGAATGTACGGGCACGGTATTACATGCCCGTTGGAATCTGGGGTACAGAACGTGCCTAGACTGTGGTGAGCAGGAGGCCAGACAGGTGAAGCACACTATCGCCCCCTTGCATAAGCAGGCGTACGAGGTGATACCCAACCCGGACTGGCTCAAGCAGATAAACAAGGGTGGATTGAATAGGTAACAAGGGTAACAAACAAGTAAACCATTTTCTTAGCTAAGAAAACACAACAGGAGAAACACAATGTTTGCAAAACAAACACACAACATATTCTCACTGTCCGCAGGCAACACGTACAGCGAGGCAGAAAAGTATTACAAGACAATCGAGCCTATACGGAACAGCCACCCGGAAATCCGCCCGTTTAGCTCGAACAGGCGCGAACGAGGCGTGACCATAACGAAGTCAGGCGAGAGTTACCAGATAAATTACAACCGCAATCCGGTTATCACCGTGCATCCAGACAACAGCATAGAGTTATGCGCCCACGGCTGGGTAACGGAGTCCACACGTAAAGTGGTAAACAGGGTGGTCGGGAGTTGTGGAATATATTTTTACTTGTACGATAATAAAGTATGGGTGTCGGTGCATACACAAGAGGCAAACGAGATAACGCAGAAATACTATCCATTACATCCAAGCAGGAGCTACAGGCTGGTGCCGATGGGCATACAAACACAAGTGTATAAACTGGATGATGCCAGCATGGAAAAGCTGTTGCCGTCCAACATGCGGAAACTAGACAAGGCCGCAGCACGGAAGCTGAACAAAGACTTCAAAGCGTTACGCAATTATATCGTCGGTATATTCAAACTGACCGCAGTGTCCGTGGAGCAAACAGGCTTTTTATATAACAGCGATACGCGGAAATGGGAGCACCGGAATTACACAGTGAAAAAAGCGATAATGCCTAGCCATTCCATAGATGATAACAGGTATAACGTGTACGCAACCAACAACAAAGAACTTGCGAGCCTTGTGCAATCCATACGGGGACAGGCAGAACCTGACCCGGAAGTGATGCTGCAAATAACAAAGGGCATATATAACCATACAGGCTTGATTGAAATAGGGGTCGTGACACAGGTGTTCCGTAATTATATGTACAAAACTTATAGGGGAAAAATAAGCGTACCCGTGCCGTACAGTTACAACGGATTGGAAAAGAGTTCGTTCAGGTATTGAGCGTAGGTTTTTGTTTGTGTTGTGATTTGACACTGACAAATAAGTGTGGTATAATGGGTGTTCGTAGTGAGAAAAGGTAGTCCAACAACGTGATAAGCGTTTTCTTAGCTAAGAAAACAGGAGAAACAAAATGCGTAAGCAAAACGCAGTAGTAGTAAACGGTAAGACCATCATAGTCGTGGATTCTGGCTGGGTATTTATATGCCAAGACTATACGGATGCGGGTGACCAGTGGTGCCTGCATGATGCCAGTGTCATCCGGGTATGGGGTACGGAAGCGGGACTTGGGCAGATTGCCCTGAAAGGCCCGACAAAGGAAACCATACTGGACAAGTGTGGCAACCCGTCCGTGCCGAAGAACAAGGTGTTATTTTTCTTGCCTTGCGTAGTGTAATCATAAACAAAATCGGCGGGGGGTACTCCCCCGCTCCATAAAACAGGAGATACAAAAATGAGTACTGACAAAATACAATTCAACACCCGTGTAACCTTAGAACAAGCTGCCAAAATTATCATGGCCACACCGCAAAACGTGTACTTACTACGTGGCGCACCGGGTATAGGCAAGACTTCCCTGATTGAATACATCAGCGAGCAAACAGGGTACGAAAAAGTATATGTAGACGTACCTAACATGGATTTGGGCGACATAGGGATACCATTCCCGAACCGCGAGAAGCGGGTGACCGAGTACCTGCCAAATAGCCGGTTCAAACTACACGAGGGGAAACCGGTCGTCATATTCCTTGATGAATATACAAAGGGCGTAGACCCTGTGAAAAACATGCTGCATCCACTGATTGAACAAAGTAATCCACGGCTGGGTGATGTTCCTGTACCGAAAGGTTCCATCATTGTAATGACTGGCAACCTGACATCGGACGGGGTAGGTGACAACCTGAAAGCACACAGCCGCAACCGCATCATCGAGTTGCACATTGATAACCCTAGTGCAGAACAGTGGCTACGCTGGGCCGTCAATCGGGGCGTGCATGAAGTAGTGCTGGCGTGGGTAGACCAGTATCCACACTGTATGGCGTCGTATCTGGACGAGGGCAATGAGGATAACCCGTATTGCTACAATCCTAAAAAGGTACAGAAAGCCTGTGTTACGCCACGGTCGCTGGTGTTGGCATCGAATGTGCTGCATGGACGCGATATGCTTGACTCTCACTCTGTTATGGCAGCTTTGGCAGGTGCTATCGGTGAAGCGGCAGCGCGGGATATGCAAGCATTCATTGAGTATCACGACCAGCTTGTGCCATTCAAGGATATTGTGAAAGACCCGAAAGGTGCGCGGTTACCCAAGTCTGCGGCAGCGTGTTCGGTAATGGCGTTCGGTGCTATCCAGAAAATAACCAAAGATACACTTGACCCGTTCATGGAATATCTGGAACGGCTGCAACCTGAGTGGCAGGCGTGCTTTGCATTGTCGCTGGCGAAAACACCCAACAAACAGGCAATCGCATTTTCGTCTGCGAGATTTACCAAGTGGGTACACGAGTACGAGTATTTAATCTAGCAATCATTTTCTTAGCTAAGAAAACAGGAGAAACACAATGAGCATTTCAAACAGCGCGTTATTAGTTGAGTTGAACATATCCGTCTGGACTGCAAACAAGCTGGACAAGGCAGCGACAGCGGATGTACTTAACCAGAATCAAGCGGCACACGGTGCGGCGAAAGTACACAAGAATCTGTTCGCTGGAACGAACAAGCGCAAAGAGATATTTGATTTCGCATCGAGTTGTCGGCAGTGGCACATTGCCCGGACGTTACCGTGGTCAGATAAGGGTGCGCGGTTGATACCTACCAGTATGTTTATCGACTACAAGCGTGAGATACGGGGGCGTGAGGATACGTTTCACAGAATGGTCGAGGAGTTTTTCACTGCGTATCCGGCATTGATGCAGACCGCGCACAACTATCTGGGTGACTTGTTTAACCCTGACGACTACCCGGATGTCAGCGAGATACATAATAAGTTTGCATTTAACTATGTGTTCAGTCCGTTACCTGCGAGTGGAGACTTCAGACTGGACGCCAACACGCAAGACCTTGATGACCTGCGTGAACAGTATGACAAAGCGTTTAATACCAGAGTGTCCGAGGCCATGCGTGATTCGTGGGATAGACTGCATAACATGTTACAGTACATGGCTGGGAAACTGGATGACAAGGATACGGACGAGAGCAAGAAAAAGCGGTGGCACGAGACGTTCCTTACCAATGCACAAGACCTGTGCGACTTGTTAGCGCACTTGAACGTAACCAAAGACCCTGCACTTGAACAGGCACGTAAGGATTTGGAAGCGTCATTGCGCGGTGTGCATATCGAGCACATAAAGGAACACCCGTCCACACGACAGGATATGAAGCGTAACCTTGATGAAATACTGAGCAAGTACGAGTGGTAATAATATAAAACAAAGGAGACACAATCATGGCTGTACCAAAAGACAAAGAAACACGCCGATTGCAAGCGGCAAAGATGTCATTGATGTCACACCCAAAATTCTCGCTGTATTCCGGTGTGCTGATGATGGGCGATACCTACATATCCGACGATATACCAACAGCGTGTACGGATGGTATCAATGATTACTACGGTCGCAAGTTTGTGGCTGGTATGACCAATCAAGAACTGGCGTTTCTCGTGATGCACGAGACTTTGCACAAGGCGTACCGTCACTTGTTTGTATGGAAAGCATTAGCCAAAGAAAACGCGATGCTGGCGAATATGGCAATGGACTATGTTATCAACTACGAGTTGGTACATAGCGACCCTAACAAGGAAACCATATCCATGCCTGCTGGTGGGTTGTATGACTCACAATATGCCAACATGACCACGAAACAAGTTTATGACATGCTGAAAAAGAACGGCAAACCAAGCGGCGGTGGTGGTTTCGATGAGCATGACTGGAAAGCGGCAGACAAATTGACACCGGAAGAACAGGCGGTAATCCAGAAAGAACTGGAGTCTGCATTGAGGCAGGGTAAGCTTGCTCAGGAAAAGCTGGTAGGTAAGAACGCGGGTGGTATGTCCCGTGAGTTGGAGGATTTACTCAATCCACAAATAGATTGGCGTGATGCGTTGCGTGAGTTTGTGTCATCTATTTGCGCGGATAAGACAACATCATCTTGGCGTAGGCTAAACAAGCGTTATCTATCTATGGACATATCCATGCCTACACTGACGGGCGAGACTGTTGGTAATATCGTATGTGGAGTAGATACATCCGGTTCGATAGGTGGCGATGACCTGAACAAGTTTTTGAGTGAAGTGGTCGGTATATGCAACATGGTAAACCCGGAAGTCCTGCATATTATGTATTGGGACACTGCGGTTGCTGGACATGAGCAGTATGGTTCGGGTTCGTATGATGCGGTGTTTACCCAAACGAAACCCAAAGGTGGCGGGGGTACTGACCCGTCGTGTGTGTCTGCGTATTTGCACGAACATAATATAAAGCCGGATGTCGGCATCATGTTGACTGACGGTGAGGTGCCTAGCTGGGGTAAAGACTGGCCCGCGCCTATCCTGTGGGTAGTGTGTAATCCTCGTAAGCCTATGGCTGATTGTGGTAAAACTGTTTTTCTTAGCTAAGAAAACGGGGGTATGGCGTGTACTTGTTAAGACAAACAGACGACGGCAACGGCGACGGCTACGGCTACGGCGACGGCTACGGCGACGGCAACGGCGACGGCTACGGCAACGGCTACAACGACGGCGACGGCTACGGCTACGGCTACGGCTACGGCTACGGCTCCGGCTACGGCAAGGGCAAG